TTCTTTGTACTTCGAATAAATTGCGTTGGCCATGGTTTATTCCTTGGGTTGTTTTGCCGGGATTGCTTCCGGGGTATTGATGGGTGGCGCGAGGCTTTGCCCGTATTTCGCCGCCAGTTTTTCTTCTTGCTGTAGCTCGTCGAATACGTCTTCGATATCGCGGCCCATTTCAGCGGCGATTCGGGTGCGGCTGGTGATTTTGAGATCGATGCCCTCTTTCGCGGTCTGAATGTCTTTAAGCGGGTCGACCCATGACCAGCCACGGAATTGCCAGGCGTGGGCGGCGAATTTGTCCATTTTTACGACGGGCAATGGGCTGCCGTTGGCGAGGGCAATGGCACCATTGAATAGCGACTGGCGCAGCCATTCTTTGAATATTGGCTCAAGCCAGGCAGCGGCGAACCATTTGTGTTTTTTCTTCCACTCGTCGCGCGTCGAAAGCACGGCAGCGCGGATGCTGGAAAAGTTAACGGCTTCGTAGTCGTTGCACAGTTCTGGGTAGCTGGCGCCCGGCAGGCCGCTGGCCATGCGCTGATATGCGGATTTTAGAAACGGGCCAAAAACCTCATTGGGGTATTTGCTTTCGACGACGCGGATGTCGGTGCCGTCCGGCAGGGTGTCCCAGGTGCCGGGCGCGCTGGTGGTGATGCGGGCGCCGGATTCGTCGCTGGCCTCGTTGCCGATCATTGGCGCAGCGCCGTCTGGCGTGACGAAAAAGCCGAGGTGGTCGGCGCCGTGTTTGGCGGCCATTAGCGCCGACAGCGCGAATTCGCCGGCGTAGTGCATGGATAGCATGCTGGCGTGCATCCAAGGGATGCCACGGCGTTGCTCGGGCCGGGTGTTGATAAAGCGATGTAGCACGGCTGAGGCGTCGACGCGCTGAGCGCTGCGGTTGCTGTTGTGCAGCGAGCCGGTGGTGTAGTGATAGGCGACCGGCTTGCCGTGGGCGTTGACTTCGACGCCAGCGACAATGGCGTTTTGACCCTGCCCGGCCAGGCGGTTGTGCCAGGTGGCGAGGCGATCAACGTCGATGATGCGCAGGGCGTAGTTGTATTTGTTGCCGGATTCCGGGCCGATGATCGGCAGGACGAGGCATTCTCCATCGCGGGCGGTGCCACGGGCGATGGTTTGGCAGACTTCGGCGAATGAATAGCCGCCGGAGACTTCGCAGATGTCGCGCTGCGACCATTCTGCCCAGGCGTTTTGTATGGCGATGCGCGCGCCGTCGTCGGGTGACCCCGGCGCGTTATCAACGAGCGAGACAAGGCGCGGGGCGTCTGGGCCGATCAGGTTGGTTTCGACAATGTCGAGGTAGTTGCGGGCAAAGTCGTTGTTGTTTTCAAGCGAGCGGGAGCGGTTGCGCAGGGCATCGAGGTCGTTGCGGATCTCGTCGTTGATTTTTTCCTGCGTGACTTGCCAGCTCGAGGTCAGGCGATTGAGTTGGGCGGCAGCAAAGCCCCGCGTTTGCGGCTGGCGAAAGGCTTTTACGGCCTGCGTGATGCGTTGGACGATGCCCATTAAAACCTCAGATAGATGCGACCGGAGCGGCCGCTGCCATTGCTGCCGGATTGCGCGCGCACTTCCTGGCGATAGCGGTCACGCAGCTTGAGCAGATCCGGGATGGGGATGGTTTTCAGGCGGCGCCCGGCAATTTCGTATTCAGCGACGCCGATGTCGCGCGCTTCGATCCACGCTTCTAGCGCGGCCAGGGTGCGCTGGGCATGGGAGCGGGCGTCGAGGCCGCCGGGGCTGGTGCCGGCGAAGTCGGGCAGGATGTCGAGCAGGCCGCTGCCGACGCTGTAGGATTCGCTGCCATTGCTGACCCGCTCGTGGTAGGCGTAGTTGCCAGCGCCCCAGGTGGCGGTGATGGCGGCGGCGACGGTGGATTGGTGCAGGTCACCGGCGGCGGCGGAGACGATGGTGATTTTGGCGCCGGCTTTCACCAGGGTGGTGGTGATGTCCCAGCCGGCGGAGGCCGGGTAGTCGGCTAAATTGCGCGACCAGGTGACGGTATCGCCGGCGCGCACGCTTGCCGGGATGGAGGTGGGTACGGTAGTGGCCATGCCACCTTTTACGCGCCGGGCGCGAAACGTTTAAGGCATGGGAGTTCGCGCGATGATTTGTTGCACACGGCGCTGTGAGATGCCAAGGCATTCGGAGATTTGGCGCGGGGTCTGACCTTTTTTGAAAGCGTCCCAGATGGCGGCGTGGCGCTCCTGGACTTCCATGGCGACGGCGCTGGCGATGTAGTGGCGATCACCTCCCCGTTCCAGGCGCAGTTTGCGTTCGAGCGGCTGGAAGTTTTCGCGCGGGATGTTCATTTCGGCGGCTACCAGGTCAAGGGCGAAGGCGAGAAAATCCACGGGGCTACCATCCAATGTTGGGTTTGGGGAATGCAGGGTGGGTTGCCGGGCGTGATTTATGGGGCAACTGGGCGGCGTCGAGTTGCTTTTTGGCAGCCCGCGCTTTGAGGTCGATCCCACTCAGGCGCAGCGCGGCCAGGGCGTATTTGAGGCAGTCGAGCGTTTCGTTGCGCGGGCGCGTCTGGACCCACTCGACATAAGGGCGGGTGCCGCGCATTTTGGTGACGAGCTTTTCGGCGGTGAGCTGGGCGAAGTATTCGTCGTCGAAGCTGGGGTGGTTGGGAAAATGGATGTAGCCGGGGCCGCGCTCGGTGATTTTCAGGCGGCTGTAGATCAGGGCTTTGGCCTGGTCGTCGCCGACGATGTGCACGGTGATGCCTTTTTTGCGCTGGCGGCGCAGGCGCTGGCGGCGGGCTTTTTCGTCTTCGACGATGGGCACGCCGGGGCCGGCGCGGCCTTTGACGGCGAGCGCCCAGCGGCGCTTTTCGCAGTAGGCATAGACCATGCTGGTGTTGTAGCCGGAGTCGATGGCGACGCATTCCGGCGCCCAACTGGCGAGTTCTTCGTCAAGCTGCGCCCAGACTTCCGGCTTGGTGGTGTCGCCGGGGACGATGATGTGATCCATGAGCCAGGCTTCTTCGCCGAGATCCCAGTCGACGATGGAGACTTCGAGGCGGTCTTTCTGGACGTCGACGCCGCCGGTGCGGGCGAGGCTCTTTGGCTTTTCTTCGAATTCTTCAAGGCGCGAGAGCAAGCTGACCGGGTCGGCCTGGTCGCCCTGCTCTTCCCAGCATTCGCCGAGGTGGGTATTGACGAAGGTGCGCAGGGTGCCGGGGGATTTGACGGCGGTTTTCCAATCTTCGGCCAGATCGCGCCAGCTTGGCCCCAGGCCAATCGGCGCATAGAGGGCGCTGATGTGGTAGCCGCGCACGCTGCGCTCGGGGTGGGTTGCTATCCAGCGACCGCCGGCCAGCATGCCGGGCTTGTGGTGCTCGTAGATTTCGCCGTGGCAGTGGGCGCAAATATACCAGGCGTCGAGGCCGGCTTCGTTGGCGCGCCATTTGATGCCGTGCTCGGTTTCCGGACCGCCCCATTCCAGCGGCTGGAAGGTGTGGCAGCGCGGGCAGGCGACGTGGTAGCGGCGCTGGTCTGATTCGGCATAGCCGCGCTCGATCAGGCTCTCGCCGGCCACCGTTGGCGTGCTGATGAACAGGCGCTTGGCACGGGCGAAGGCTTTGGTGCGGCCCTTGGCCAGCGCCACCGGGTCGCCTTCTTCGCCGACTTCGCCGGGGAAGCGGTCGAGATCATCCATGATCAGGTAGCGCACCGAGCTTTGCGCGTAGCTGTTGGGTGAGTTGCCGCCGGCCAGGAAGAGGACGCCGCCGGGGAAGTCGATCATGTCCTTGGAGTTGGCCGCGTCGCGCGAGCGCTGGCCGCCGAGCAGATCGCGGATGACCGGGGTGTCCTGCAGCAGCGGGTTGAGCTTTTGCGCTTTCCACTTGTCGCGGGAATCCAGCGTCGGCATGAGCACCATGACCGGCGCCGGGGCGTGGTCCATGCAGTAGCCGAGGAAATTGACGGTGGCCTCGGTGACGCCGACCTGCGAGGATTTCATGACCCAAATGTCGGTGACGCGGCTTGACGCGCTCATGGCGTCCATGATTTCGCGCAGGATGGGGTTGCGCGACGTGCGCCAGCGGCCCCGCTCGCCCGCCTGCTTGCCGGACAGCTCGCGGTGGGTGTCGGCCCATTGCGAGACGGTCAGGGCGCGGCGGGGCGCAATGGCCGAGGCGGCGACGGTCAGGCAGTGGGAGAGGCCGAGGGGGAGTGGGCGCATTATTTGCGGCGACAGATTTGAGCGAACGCGCCGAGCATCATGCCGTTATCTAGAAAATTCCACGCACCCGCCGGAATGCAGGGAGGTGCATCGAGGCAACCAATGATGATTTCTTCGTCTGCATTGAATGTGCCTAGAATATTTCCATCTGCCTCACAGCCCCAAAGCAGGCCATCGGGATCATGCGCCCCGGTCATGCAAAGAAAGGCGTAATCAACGACTTCGAAATCATCGCCGCCATAAAAGCGATCGGCCATGGTCAACCCTCCTTAGAAAGTGCGGCCTGTTGCCGCTGAATTGCCGCCCCGATGTCGGCCAGCACGTTGCGGCAGGCGTCGGTCAGGGTGGCGTGGATTTCGTTCATGTCGGTGGTGGCGACGACAAGCGGCGCGGTCTGGTCTGGGAAAACTTCCATCGCGGCCCGCACGGCTGCGCCGAGGAACTTCATGGCGGCGTCGACGTCGTCACGGTGAATCAGGTTTCCGGCCATTTGCGCCGCTTTCATTTCTTCCTGATCGGCCTGGGCGGATTCCTTGCGGGTCTTGGCATCGACGAGGCGCTCATCGTCCCGGCTTTCAGAATCGCGTTTTGAGGCGTTTTTTCCGGTTGACCGTGGGAACGTGTTGTCCTCGCCTTCGTTTTTCGCGCTGCGCCGCGCGGCGGCATGGCGGCGGGCTACGTCGAAGCGGGCACCGCCGGTTGATTCGAGCATGGCCAGCGTTTCGGCAACCTTGACGCGAGCCCGGCGCCCTTCCCCGTCAAGCACGACGCGCCCGGCAGCGATCAGCGCCGTGATGTAGGACGGGGCGAGGCCGAGGTATTGGGCGAATTCTTTTTTGCCGAGGGTGGTGGCTTGTTCTTCCATTCTCTTTTTTCCTTTAAGCAGGTGAATGAAAGGAGTGGGCGCGCGTGATTTGCGCAGCAGCGCACACCGCACACCAGAGCGCACACCGGGGCGCACGGGCAAGACCCGCACCAGTACGGGCACCGCACGGGCGCACGCCCTTATTCGTGTACGTGTGAGTGACACGCGCATGTGCTGGGCGAGCGAGTGCGTTTGTACGTGCACACGCATACGCACGTGAAAGCCCGTGCGCCCGTGCGCTTGCCCTATTGGCAAGGCTTTTGCCCGTGCGCCCCGGTGTGCGCTCTGGTGTGCGGTGTGCGCTCATTGTTGGTTGGGCAGGCTGTTGGTGAAGGCGAAAAAACAGTCGGTGAGCCATTCGGTCTGGTTCTGGGTGTCCGTTTGGCGGTAGTCGGCGCCGTGTTTGGCGCCTTGCGTCAAGGTTTCCAGGCTGGGGAGGACGAATCGCTGGCGCAGTTTTTTTCGGGGCGGGCCTTCGAGCAGGGAGTCGTAGCGATCCTTGTGGCCTTTCTGCCAGCCGGGCAGCTTGGCGATTTCGCCGATGAACTGGTTGGCCTCGCGCGGGTTGCGCACGCCGTCTTCGCGGCACCAGCGGGTATAGGCGAGGTACAGGTCACTGCTGCCGCACGGGCAGACCGGGTGTGATGTGTCGCCACCGAGCCATGCTTTGATGAAGCGCTGGACGTTGCCGGCGCCGACGTCGATGAGGTCGCGCTTGGCTTGGGTTTCGGGCGGCTTGGTGTGTTCGTCGAAGTCGCCCAGATCGATGTCGAGAAGGTATTGATGCAGGGCGGCGATGCCGCCGGCGTTGATTTCGTCGCGCACGTCCTGGTAGAAGCCGGCCGATAGCTTGGCCGGGGTCCAGATGACGAAGTGCCGGCGGTCGTCCTGCTCGATGGGCAGCGGCTGGGTTTCGTTGCTCAGATAGACGACGTTGCAGTGGTTGCGCTCGTCGTGCGCCGCGACGTTCTTGGGGTTGATGCGGATCCATTCTCCGGTCACAAACGACTTGAGTTTGTTTTTGACGTGGTATAGCTCTTGCCGCGCGACTACGAGGCGGCAATTTGTCCGGGCTGCAATTACATGACCGAGACCAACTACGGCAAGGGCTGCGACGGTTGGGCCGATTGCCTGGCGGATATGCAGAAACGGGAGCGGGCAGGGGGATGAAAATATCCGTCAACGTGCAAGGTATCGAAGCCGTCAAGGCGCACCTGGCCGGCATGGGCAAGCAGGTCGCATTCGCGGCCAGTAAGGCGCTCAATTCAACGGCTAAGGCGGTAGCTGACGCCATGCCGGAAGAGCTTGGGCGCGCCCTGGACAAGCCGACGCCATTCACCAAGCGCGGCGTCCGCGTCCTGCGCTACGCCAACAAGGCCAAGCTCGAAGCCACCGTCGGATTCATGGCCGCCCAGGCCAAGTACATGGAACTGCAGATCGCCGGCGGAACACGCCAGCCGGGCAGGGCCGGGCTCAAGATCCCGGCCGCCATCCAGCTCAACCAATACGGCAACATCCCGCGCGGCATCATCGCCCAGCTTGTCGCCGTGGCCCGCAAAGAGCAGGGGCTGAAGAAGGCGACCAGCCGCAAAGTCAAGGTCAGCGGCAAGCTCGACCTGTTCTACGGAGACCCGCCTGACGTTGCCGGCCGGAAATGGCCGCGCGGAATATACAAGATCGCCAACGGCGCGCTCATCCCGCTCATCATCTTCCCGCAAGTTTCCGCCGCCTATCGCCCGCGCTTTGATTTTCACGCAAAGGCCAAGGCCATTGTCGCCCGTGAATGGCAAGCGCAGTTCGATCGTGCTCTCGCTGATGCACTGAGGACGGCCCGATGAGCTACCTAAACTACGACGACGTCCTCGATCAGCTGCTCGCCGGCGGGCTCAAGGTTGATACCGTCAAGACATCGCGCGGCGGCGTTACGGTTGGCCAGTTGGTTGTCGGCTCCACCTCGCCCGTTCGCTGCGAAACCGAAGACAGCACCGAGAAGCGCGGCTGGTATTGGATCAGCGTCGTGCAGTTGCCTGATGCCGATGGCCGGCTTGAAGACTACCTGATCGGCAGCTACGGCATTTACCACGCCAACGACAACGGCAAACAGAACCTCAAGCTCAAGCGCGACGGACGGCCATCACTGAGCCAGGCCGAGAAGGACGCCATGCGCGTGCGGCTGGCCGACCAGGCCAAGAAAGCCAAGGCGCTGCGCGCCGCCGAGGCCAAGAAAGCCGCCGACGAAGCCGACCGCTGCTGGCGCAAATACGTGCCGACCGGAGAATCAGACTACCTCGCCCGCAAAGGCGTCAAGGCATACGGCCTGCGCTTCTCGCCATCCGGCAACGGCACCGTCGCCGTGCCCATGCTGCGCGATGGCCGCGTTGTTGGCCTGCAGATCATTCGCGGCAAAGACCGTGGCAACAAGCTGGAAAAGCAATACTGGCCGGCCGGCATGGACAAGGTCGGCGCCTACCACCTGATCGGCGGCATCCCGCGCGGCCTGGTGCTGGTGGCCGAAGGCTACGCCACCGCCGCCACCATGCACGAATCAACTGGCCTCCCGGTCGCTGTCGCCTTCGACGCCGGATCGCTGATGCCGGTCGTTGCGGACCTCGCGCAAAAGTACAGAACCAGCAAAATCCTAATATGTGCCGATGACGACTACCTGACACCGGGCAACCCCGGCTGCGAAGCCGCCCGGCTGGCAGCAACGGCCCATGGCGCGGCGTGGTGTTCACCGAAATTCAGTGAAGAACGCAGCACCACAAAGAAGGGGCCGACCGACTACAACGACCTCGCCAACCTCGAAGGCCCGCACGTTGTCGCCAACCAGATCACCGCCCACCTGGAATCGCTTGGCTGGAAGCTCCCGCGCGCGCGGGAACTCACCACCGGGGGGCAGGGGGAACTGCCCAGCAAGACCATCCTGTCCTCGCTGCTCTCAGTGGACGAGGCCTGCGACCGCTTCGCCCTTATCTACGGCGGCAAGGGCACGCTCTTCGATCAGCAGGAACACCTGCTCGTCCCGAAAACGGACGTTCTCGACATCATCCCCGACCACGGATGGCGTGAATGGAAGCTGCGCCAGGACCGCAAGGTCGTCCGCCTCTCCGAAGTCGGCTTCGATCCGGCCTGCACCGACAAAGCCATCCGCTGCAACCTGTGGGGCGGCTGGCCGACCGAGCCGAAGGCCGGCAAGTGCGAAGTCCTGCTCGATCTCCTGCGCTACCTGTGCAGCGCCGAGCAGAACAGCGCCGACCTCTTCACCTGGGCCATCCGCT